TTTTGTCGGGCTTGCCCGGTGTGCTGTTGTAAACGTGCTGGCCAGAACGGATCATCTCATTAAGTTGTTTGATGACCTCTTTGTCTGGACTATGCGCCGCAAGATAAGACATGAACGTGTCGGTCATGTTCTTTGATGAATCAATTGCGGTTGTTTGCATAGGAGCGAAAGCACCAAATGCTTCCATACCCATGTCGTTAGCTCTGCGGATATTGTTAAGCAATGTTTTTTGGGCACCCTTATCGTTTGCCCACCCTGCGCCGACATTGGGTTCGCGTTGATATTTTGTGCCGGCATGCAAATCGACAGGCCAGCCCAATTTAATGCCATTAATGTGCGTTAAACGGCCAAGATTTGACCGGTCGCCACCGAGTGTAAATAGCACGCCGCCTTTACCAATGCGGTAAAAATCATGCCAGCTCATTTTATTTTCAGGTTTTGGAATAGCACCCGGAATATCACTGATTTGAGTTGTTACCTGCGATGGAAGAATTGGGTGCTTTTTAAAACCAGAATACGAAAGATCGTTTACGCCATAATTTTCAGCGATTTTTTTCGCAGCTTCAAAGTGTTCAGGGTTGCGAGGGTCAAGAATTTTCGACATGAACTCGCGGAAACGCGGATCATCTTCAAGCGACGGTCCTTTATTGTGGCCAATACGACCACCTTTATCGTACCCTTCTGGGTGCAACGCATGTATTACTTGCGCTACAGGATGATCCATGATTGTGCCGCCACGGGCAGCGTGTTGCATGGCATCAATTACATCTTGGTGCGTTGTTTCTTCGTTGCCGGCCTTGTCCCACACAGCGTGGTGGGCAAGATGCTGATAATACGGTTCCATGCCCTTCGGCGTGGTTAAATTCATAGCCGTTTGACGTGCCGCAAGCCGATCAACAGCCTCTTCTCCGCCTTTTCCGCCCTTACGAGCAATGTGCGCGCTAGCTTCTTTCGACGGCTTTCCTGTGTGCAAAATAATTTGACGGGCATCAAGCGTTGGTTGATCACCGCGGCCCATGAGAGACGCCACAAAACCTGCCTTGGACGGTCCAATGCCGCGAATATTGGTAACAAAATTTCGCCATTCTTGAGGGGTGCTAGCGTTTTCGCGACCTGCGGCCACCAAATGAGATACCGCGGCAGCCTTGCTAGGCAAATTGGCAGCGCCCCAACGCAATGCGTCGGCCAAATCGTTATGCTTACCAAATGGCTTCATGCGCTCCATAGCATCTTGAATCGCTGGCTCATGCGTTTGACCTTTTGATGCAGCATCAAGATAAGCTTGACCTGCCGGCGTGTGCAGCCAATGGCCAAAAGCACCCTCTGGACGCACCATGCCGGTTACATCCGGTGGCAAAATTAAACCGGACTTGTGCAAATTTTCAGCAGGAGTAGCCCGGCGCTGAATTGAAGCGCGCGTAATGGTATATGCTTTAATCAGATCGCGGGGCGTCAGTCCTTCACGGGATGCGCGCTCAGCCGTGCGATCCATAAATTTGCCGAACTCGTGCACATGCGATGGAATTTCATGCAGGCCAAGATCGCTTTGCACGTCTTCAAGTGGTCGCCATTGCCAATCTTGAATGTGTTTAGACGCGGGGTCGACGTGTCTTGCGACGGGCTTCACTTCCTTAGCAATGTTTAGCGCGTCATTCATGGTTTGACACTCGTGATGGCTGGGATGACGTTGCCGAGGAGATTGCGGACGACCTGCTCGCTCTCTGGGTGGACCGCGATGTTCTGCGCGAGGTCAACCATCTGGATGCGTTCTTTCGCAAGCATATCTTCCCGTTTAATCTGGCCATCAAACTGATCGCGTTTCATGTCTGCGCCGAGGGCTGCCGCCTTCAACTTGCTGTCCATAAGCTTTGCGTCGGCGAGCTTTTCTTTGATGATCAACTCGATGCCGTCGACCTGCTTCTCATGGTCGGATGGGCCGGAAACAACGCCACCCTGCTGCGCCTTAACCGCGTCAAGTTGTATCTTGGCCTGATCAAGGCCAAGCTTGCCTTGTGCCAGCTTTGCCTTCGTATCGCTGTCCTGCTTCTTAATCTGCAGCTCGGCCATCTTCTGTTGCATCTCTGGCGGAGGCGTACCCTGCGACGAGGCTGGGATCATGAACTGCTCTGGATTCGACCAGCCGACTGCCTGCAGCGCCGCGGTGTCAATCGCGATCGGATCATACATCGACGGGTTCTGCGCCTGTATCTGCTTTAAGGCCACCACCTTCATTAGGCGCTGAGTCTGCGACGCCGTGTTCGGGTCAGCCTGCGGCACCAGATCGACCTGATCCAAAGCGCGGAGGAACGTCTCCTCGTCCCACTTGCGGGCCGGACGCTTATTCTGCTGCCAAAAAGAATCGGGGTTTTCGCGGAAGCAACGCACTAACAAGGCAAACTCTTCCGATTGCGCGCCATGCATGCGCTTGTGGACCGAGTTCAGCACCTTGGTGGCCTGATCGATCAGCGCAATCGTCGTGCCGACCGGCGCGTCCTGTTTGCCTTCTCCCACTGCCTGCTCGGCCGTACCACCAACCCGCATACCCGTCTGATTGATATTCTCGACTAGCGACATGAGGCCCGCGCCAACGTCTTTGTACGGTAACGGCATTACGGCCTGACTAATCGGCATGCCGCCCGTCTTGACCAAGGCGCCCCCACCCGGAGGCACACGGAAGATGTTGGTGTTCTGCCGCGCGCCAGTGTCGGCATAAAGGAAGCCGGGGAAGTTAGCGTACATGCCGGCGTCGAGCATTTCGCGCCAAGCAGCGGTCAGCGCGTTGGTCGTGTTGCCTAGGATGTGCAGGAGACCCAGATCATAAAAGCCCATCCCCGGTACAAATGTGTACTTGACGAAATTGCTTCTCGCCTCAGGTAGGTCCTTAGTATCTTCATCATAGTTCCTTACGATCGACAGGATTTCATGCGTCGATGCGTCAATTGTGACACGATACGGGATATCAAGGCCCGTCTGCTTTCCGCGCTTGGTGTGCTCAAAGCCCTTGATATCCAACTCGCAGTAGATTTCGTAAATCTCACGGTCCCGATCGCTTGGGTTATAGCTCTCGCTAGCAATACCCTGCTGCGCCATCTTCTCGCGCTGGGCTGCGTCCCACTTGATCATCTTTGGATCGGACAGGTCGATATCGCGGTACACGCCGAGGATTTGCATGCGCTTCACCGTCGACGACTTCATGTAGATACGATGCGTGATACGCTTGGCGTTGGACAGGTCGGTGGCCGAGTTGTTGACGATCAGGTCGTCGGCGTCGACGCTTTCGCTAACTGGACGACCGCGTAGGGGACAGAAATATACCTTCTTGAACGCCGTCCCGCCAAAGCCCAGCATGAGGAGCATTCGGTCGGTATCAGGGTAATACTCTTTGGCAGTGGCCGTGAGGTAGTGGTTAAGGTCGTTTTCGAGGTCGTTGGCAAGTTGATCGGACTGGAGGGTAGCATTATTGTTATCCTCCCTAATCTTTACGGGTCCATCCGTAGGCAATAGTTCTGACCGAGCGTTGGCTTGGAACCGTAGCACTGCCTCGAGCAGGAGCGGGTGCCGAACGCGTGACATACCTTCAACGGGTGCGCCGTCCGCTGCACCTGCCAAGCCGGGAATTTCCACCTTGAGGCCCAGAAGCTTGATGCCTTGGGCTCGGTCTTCAATCCACTCTTTGCGACTGTCGAGGTCATCCTGTACGCCCTTCATCAGATCGTGGGCAATACTCGCCAGATCGGCCTGATCTATCTCTTCCACCAGATTGTCGAACCAACCGGTCTCTCTATCCTTGGCCCGTTCAAGGGGCTGCCCGTCTAACGAAAATGTGATCGATCCATCCGATAGCTCAATCGACATCACATTGCCGTGCTCGTCGATATCTTGTGTCGGGCCATCATCTTCGGCTAGCTCAACCGAAATATCCTCGCCGTCAAACGGTGTCTGCTCGTCATCCTGAAGGCGGATATTGGGGTTTGCGACAAGGGCCATAGATTAAATCCCGTAAAGTGGTTCGGGCGGTTTGCCCAGATGTTGCCTGCTGTCCTCATAGTCCTGCTGCACCTCGTCTTGACGGAGCGCGAAGCCCGTCCGCCTGAGATACCGCATCGCCATCGAGACCGTGTCCACCAGATCGTCATGCTTGGCTTTCGGAAACCGCATGCACTGGTTGATGACCTCGTCGGCCCATGCTTTGTCGGGGCAGTACACCAGCCCCTCTTCAAATAGGTGCTGCACCGAGTAGAGCCTAGCCATCTTGTCGATCGAGCCGGGGTCTTCCAACTGAACGCCAAAGTTCCTACCAGAATACATCCTTCGCAGCTCCCGCGCAACTGGTAGGCCTACGGTCTTGTTTTCTATAAGTAAAGTCGAAACTTTCCACCGAAGGCACGTCTCGGCCACCTCTGTGACCAGCTCGGGCATCTCAAGGTGCTTCGACCATGCATGCATCATCATGATGCGGGGCGGCACTTCCCGCTCGTCATATGTACGTACAATGTGCGTCATGTGACCGTCGCGGTTCAGCATGCGGGTCGCGTGGGTCTTGGGGTCATCGGTCCAGACGCCCCAGACCGTCATGGCCGACGGGTCGTTTTCTTTCTTCTCGGTCATAGCCGTGTCGAGTGACGCCATGATGAAGTCAAACGGCGGGTATTTTTCTTCCTCCCACAAGTTCCAATGCTTGCGCTTGATAATACCGCCATCCTCGGGGGTCGGCAGCTGCTGGAACTGGCCGGACGAGGCATACTTCCCCATGATCCGTTTGTCGCGCTCGACGACGTGCCGAGGGAACCGTTTAGGGAAGAAGAGCTGACCTTTCTGCCACCGAGGGTCTTTCCAGCCTAGCATGGTCGGCACGGCACGATCGGGGTCGTACTCCATCGGGATCATGATGTGATCGTATCCGAGCTGCTTTTCGAGGATCACGCCGGACACGTCTTCTTCGTGCAGGCGCTGCATGATCACGATGATGGCCGAGGTCGCTGGGTTGTTGAGGCGGGTTGGGATCGCCTGCTCGAACGTCTCGATCGTGGTGTTGCGCTCGGCTTCGGACGCGGCGCTGGCCACCGAGTGCGGGTCGTCGATGATCACGCGGTCACCGCGGGCACCAGTCATGCCGGTCATGGCCACCGCCTGCCGGAACCCCGAAGCGGTCGTTTCGTACTTGATCTTCTCGTTCTGGTCGCCCGTTATCGTGACGCGGTCGCCCCAGAAGCTCTGATACCATTCCGACGTTACCAGCCGGCGCATCTTGGTCGAATCGCGGATGGCGAGGTTCATAGCATGCGAGGCGCAGACATACCGCAGATAGGGCATGTTCCGCGGCCCCCATTCCCA